CCGGTGGCGAATGATGACAGAAAAAGTTAATCATTCGGGGTATAGATAACAAGGATGACGAGCATGGCATGTCTTTTTCCATTGGTAGTGCTTAAACAGCACTACCATGGTCTCTAAGCGGCATTGGAATCCAAGTACAATATAATTCTTAATGTTTTTTAATTCTATTGTATTCTTTTATAATTCTACATAACTCCGAACGAACGAAGTAAGTGAGGAGTTAGATTAACGTAGTTAATCTTTTAATGCCCGATAATAATAGATAACAAATAGATAAATGACTACTTACGGTTACTTTTCTTAGTAGCTATAAGTTTTGCTTTAGCTTCAGGTGTCATAGGACCCTTTTTTCTTCCTAATAGTTTAGCTCTAATTTTTGCTTTAGTTTCTTCACTCATAGGTCTTTTAATTCCGCGCTGTCTCTCAGACTGACGTTTGTTTGCTTCAGGTGAATGTTTTATAATTCCACGAAGTCCTTTATTCCATGGTACTTGTCCTTTTCTGGCTCCGCCATCTCCCTCTTCCGGCTTTAAGTTTGCCCATGTATCATCTTCAACTACATTCCATAAATTACTATAGTGTAGGCCCCAATACTTTACTTCATCATTGTTACTACATTCTTTGATTATTTCAGTAGTGACATCATATCCGTGTTTTTTAATATGACTACTCCATAATATACCTGATCCCTTGTACACATGCGGATCAGGGTTTTCTGTTTTTCCGAGATATTTAAGACCAGTTATATTATGAGTCTTCTTATACAAATAAATAGTCATGCTGATTGCTCCTTTAAAGCGTTAGAGTAGTTGGGCCTGCCAGCCGCGAACTACACTATTATTTATCGTATATGGATTAGAAGAATGGAAGTCTTGTAGTCTTAGTTGTTTCTAAGTTCTCTTCAATTAACTTATTAACATAATCTCTTTCGGCATTACCCATGTTCATTAGGTCATTGTATGATATACCACCGCGCATATACCAAGCCATCTTTATTGCATTATTTTTGATGGTTTGACACTCTTTCTCCAATTGATCGATGTACTGCTTAATCTCTTCGGAGCTTAAGAGAAGAAGCTTTAGTCGAAAAAATCAGATACGTTTATGTTAAAGGGTTGTTCGTATGCATGGTTACAACTCATACATGTAATATCAAATGGCTTTAATTCAGTACTTTTTCTTAATTCAATATTGGCATCTTTGATTGCATTGTATGTGTTCTTGTTGCAATTGAGTAAAAATTCACGGATAAACTCTTTTTCTAATACAGTCACAGATGGTGCTTTAATGTATTCAATAGTTTCTACAATGATATCCATTGAAATAGAATTAATATGCTTAAGCAAATCAGTTGATTTTTGATTCTTTTCATCCCCGTCTTCCATTTGGTTAATGGCTAACAATTGTCGTTGAATTTCAAATTGATCTTCCCCTGCCGCATTCATCTGTTTGTATGTTAGAGGTTTGAATTTGATTGCTAGATCATCAATCATTAGTGGTTGATTATAATCGCCTGGCTTGAAACTTGCTAGTAATCCAGTTAAGTTAATATCATACTTGCTAGTTTCTTCACAAGAGGGGCATCTTGTTGATAATTCCATGGTGCTACCATTTGTTGCAATTTTAATAGCAACAAGCAAAGGATCTAAATCAACATTGAGTATTTTCCATGGATCTTTGATATTTGGTACACAACTTTTAAGAATTTCGGTAACTGCAATTCCATTGAATAATGCATCAGGGGTTCTAGTCGTGATCTCATCTATTGCAGTCATGGGGTAAATAGGCAATTCTTGATTATCAGGCATGTCAATGGTATCAGGGCCATATGAACCTCCACCGCTAGGGAGCTTCAAATATAAAGCAGGTCTACGAAAGTATTGTTTCAATGGGTTGTCTGTTGTCATGTTTATTCCTAAAAAATGGATTTTGTATTATACTAAATACAAAGATACCTCTTATTTATAGGTAAAAAATATGGCAGAAAATATAAACACCGAAGATACGCAACGAGCATTAACTATGCTTGAAAGAGCAGCCATTGATGCTGCAAAAGCTAATGAAAAAAGTACCATTTCTGCCGGGCAACTTAAATATGCATTTGATACATTTGGAAAACAATTAGGCTCTAATGCAGTTGCTTTAGGAAAAACAGTTGCGTCTACCGGTGACGGAATGAGTAAGTTTGGTGGAGTTATTAATTCCACTGCAGAGAGTGTCGGTAATTTAGCTGAAACAATGCTCAAAGGATTTGGGCCATTGGGATTTATCGTTGGTGGTTTAGTTAAAGTAGTAGGAGCGTTGGGTGTAGCTTCTATGAAGCAAACAGACCAACTAATGTCATCTTATAGAAATCTGTCGGAATTAGGAGATTTAACTTCTGGTGGTTTAGATGAGTTGTCAAGCAATTTACATAGAGTTGGGTTGGTTGCGGAAGAAGCCGGAAAGTTTGAAGAATCACTTAGAAAAGTAACACCTGCGCTATCTAATTTAGGTAGTGTTAGTACTGGTGTAGCAAAGTATGTAGATACAGTCAGTGGATTAATAGGACCAAATAATAAGATTGAAATTGGTCTTGAGAACATTGGCTACACAACTGATGCTATACGTGATGGTACTGCTGATTATTTGGCTAAACAAGCTAGACAAGGTACCTTGCAAGGTAAATCTACTGAACAATTACGTGCTGAGTCAGAAAAGTATTTGTATTCATTGAGAGAGTTAGGTGAACTAACAGGTTTACAACGAGACCAAGCTCAGAAGTTAATGGATGAGCAAGCAAACGAGTATAGGTATTCTAGATATCTAGCTGAATTAGAGGGTGCAGGCAGAAAAAAAGAAGCAGATAATATTAGAACCTATATGGCTTCATATCAAGCAACATTTGGTAAAGAAGCTGCGCAAGGATTACAAGAAAAATTATATAACCACGGTGCTATAGTAGGTGAGTTAAGTGTAAGATCACATCAAGCAACAATGGGCAGGGATTATGATATTCTACAACAAGTTGCAAAAGGTTCCATATCTGCTAGTAAAGGATTGATAGAAACAGGAAAAGCAGTAGATCAAAACGCTAAACAATTTGGAAACTCAATTAATATAGCCGGTGACGGTATGAAAGAAGTTACAGGTGGTAACGAAGTATTAATGGGTTCATTGGGTTTGAGAGGAAAATCAGAAGAAGACGTTGCTAAAAAAATTGCTGATAGAGCAAAAACAGAAGACGAAGTTACAAAGAATAATAAAAATGATCAAATTCAACGTCAATTGCGTATAGCTGCTGACCAATCTTTACGTGAAGTTGCTAAAATAACAACTGATATTTTTACAAAATTGAATACTGCGATGTTAGGTTTTGGTAAAACTTTAGCCAAAGTAGTTGATTGGATGAATTTAAATATTTTCGGCAAAGAAACACATTTTGGTGATGCTTTTAGAGACTTAGAAGATGTATCTGCGGATTTAGCAAAAGCACAACAAAAACAAAAAGATGATACTGATGCAGTTGCCCAAGCACAAGCCGAGTACATGGATACTGTTAAGAACGGTAGCAAAGGCTTTATGGATGCCTTTAAGGCACAAGAAAAAGCAAGAGATGAAGCAAAACATGCATACGAATATCGCACTGACTTTAGTCCTGAAAATGAAAAAAAATTAAAGAAGAAATTTCAGGAAGAACAACAAAAATATGATGTCATGGATAGAGATTGGGCAGCTACTAAAGGTGGAAAAGATTTAGATAAGTTGCGCCAAATCAAGCTACAAAGGTTAACGGATCTTCAACAAGAGTTAAGAAAAGATAACGAAAACATCAATAAATTAAATTCTGAAAGTGGTAAATTATCAAGTCAAGGTCAAGCAGTTGAAACTTCAAGTATAGAATCTGGAAGTTTAGCGGGATTAAAAGTTAAAAAAGGTGATGTGCAATCTGCTGGTGCAATAGTTGATCCTAAACTTGTTGAAATAGCAAAACAAGTTCAAGCAGGTGTATCTGGATTTAACTATTTTAGTGCATTTAACGATAACTATCATCAAGAAAAAGCACCACAAAGCGCACATACAAAAGGTCGTGCATTTGATTTTACACTCGATCATACCCCATCAAGAACAGAGGGTGATGCAATTGTAAAAGCATTGATTGAAATGGGAGCAAAAAGTGCATTAGATGAATACAATAATCCTTCATCAAATGCAACTGCAGGACATATTCATGCAGAAATTTCTGGTAAGACACAGGGATTATTCAAAGGTCCAGATTCGGGATATCTATTACAAGCTCACGGTGAGGAGGCGTTATTGAATAAACAAGGGCTGTCAAACCTTATAACCAAAACACAAATGCCAAATATGAATCCTGAGTCAAGTGATATATTCTCTGACATGTTAGATGCACTTATGTCTTTAAAAGATGAGATTACTGAATTAAAGAACATATCCAAGAATTCGTTGACTGTCAATGAAGACATTTTAACATATACAAAAGCTTAATTGATAAATATATAACTATGGCATATAAAAAGCGTTTTACTGGCCCAAATACAACTGGTCAATTAAGTCCTATCTCAGGTAATAATAGCAACCAGGGTGCTTGGAATGGCGGGGGAGGATCACCTGTTAATGGCAGTACACCTAATGGTAATGGTCCAGGTGGCTATAATAATCAAGATTTTGGATATAAAAACTATCGTAGTCGCTTACCTGAAGTTTATACAGGACATCCTAACCGTATTGAACGCTACAATCAGTATGAAATGATGGATGTAGATGCTGAAATTAATGCATGTTTAGACATTATTGCTGAGTTCAGCACACAGATAAATGAACAAAATAGAACACCTTTTGAGATAGTTTTCAATGATGATCCTACTCCGCATGAAGTAGAACTAGTTAAAAAACAGCTACAACAATGGTGTAAACTTAACGAATTTGATACTAGAGCATTTAAAATCTTTAGAAATTCTATCAAATACGGTGATCAAGTATTCATTCGTGATCCAGAAAACTTCAAGTTATACTGGGTTGATATGACTAAAGTGACTAAAGTTATTGTTAATGAGAGTGAAGGTAAAAAGCCTGAACAGTATGTTATCAAAGACATTAATCCAAATCTACAAAATTTAAGTATTGCTGAAAAAGTTAGCACAGACTTTGCAATGAGTCCTGCAACTGGTTTTGGTGGTACAGGTGGCGGTGGTTCTGCTCAAGGTTACACAGTTCCAAGTATGCCAAACGGGACTGCAGGAAGTCGTTTTAGTTTAGCACTAAATGAAGCTGCTATCGATTCAAAACATATATTACATTTAAGCTTGACAGAAGGCTTAGACAGATATTGGCCCTTTGGTCAGTCAGTACTTGAGAATATTTTCAAAGTATACAAGCAAAAAGAATTGCTTGAAGATGCTATTCTTATCTATCGTGTACAACGTGCACCAGAACGTAGAGTTTTCAAGATTGACGTGGGTAATATGCCAAGTCATATGGCTATGGCTTTTGTTGATAGAGTTAAAAATGAGATACATCAAAGACGTATTCCAAGCGTAGGTGGCGGTTCTAGTATTATGGATGCTACATATAATCCATTATCAATGAACGAAGATTACTTCTTTCCGGTTACTGCTGATGGTAGAGGTAGTGATGTTACAACATTACCCGGTGGTGATAACTTAGGACAAATTGATGATTTGCGTTATTTTAACAATAGATTAGCACGTGGTTTACGTGTACCAAGTTCATATTTACCACAAGGTCCTGAAGATAATCCTACCCCATTGAGTGATGGTCGTGTTGGTACTGCTATGATTCAAGAGTTTCGTTTCAATCAATATTGCGAAAGATTACAGAAGTATATCAGTCAAAAATTGAATGAAGAATTTAAATTGTTTATGCGTTGGAGAGGGTTAAATATTGATAGTTCATTGTTTGATATTAAATTCAATGCACCCCAAAACTTTGCAGCTTACCGTCAGAGTGAATTAGATAATGCACGTGTATCAGTATTTCAAACCATGGAAGCATTTCCTTATATGTCTAAGCGTTTTGCGATGGAACGTTTCCTAGGATTAACACAAGAAGAAATTGAAAAGAATCAACAACTATGGTTTGAAGAACGTGAAGCACCTGAAGATTCAGAAACATCAGGTAATGATTTACGTAGTATTGGTATTAGTCCAGGTGATATGGAAACAGATGCTGAAACTGCTGACAACATGGAAGATATGGGTACAGAAGAAGCAGGACCTGAAGCAATGCCACCTGCAGTAGCAGGACCTGAAGCAATGCCAGCAGCTGCTGCAGGTGCACCCGCTGGCGCGCCAAATATGTGATAAATACTTCATAGGAAATAACCAAGTGAAATTATTTGAAATGTTTGACGCTGCTATCGAAGGTTATCAGGATACTAGTTCTGATAATAGTAAACCTAAATGGAAAGATAGCCGTAAAACAAAATTGACACTACGTCAAATTAGAAAGTTACGTAAAATGTTAGATGTTCGTAACTTTGAAAAAGCACAAAATCTAAAAAAAATTCGCAAACAATATACTCCTGCAGCACCTGAACAACCAGGTTTATAAGATAAATCTCTTATCTTTGCAAAAAACGCTAAAAATACTCACTTATTGAGTAGTTTTATTGCATATGCACTAAATAATTCTACAGAAGCCATTCTAATCAGGAGACAAATAATGGACAACAAAAAATTTGAAAAGTTAATTGATTTAATTATCAATGAAGATGAAGAACAAGCACGTGCTATGTTCCATGATATCGTTGTTGAAAAAAGCCGCGAAATCTATGAGAACT